AAAGCTACGATCAAAACTAAGCAGGTTAGTATTAAGGTGTGTCCAACTTGTTGGGAACCAGATCAACCACAGTTATCGTTGGGCTTATATCCAGTTAATGACCCGCAAGCAGTGCGCGAACCAAGACCGGATAATAGTTACACGCAAGCAGGTTATACAGGGTTGCAATTAACTATAAACTCAGATAACGGTAAGCCTAGTGGTGGTAGTCGTGTATTCCAGTGGGGTTGGGCGCCAGTTGGCGGGGCAAGTAGTTTTGATGCAGTCTTAACACCAAATTATTTGGTAGCAACAACAAGTGTTGGTACAGTAACGGTATCCTAAAGGAGTCTAAAATGGACGCAAAAAAAGCAGTTCACAAGCATGAGGCAGCAATGCACCCAGGCAAGCCTATGACCAAATTGGCCAAAGGCGGCAAGACTAATCTTCAGATGAAACAGCTAGGTCGTGGTCTAGCTAAAGTTGCCAATCAGAAGAAGTCGTCGTTTACGTACAAAAAAGGCGGTTAATATGGCTAAGTTTTCGCAGAAGGTTATGGGCAAAGAAGTCGGCCAAGCCGCTGTGTATGCTAAGCCCCATTCAATGACCGGAGGTCCTATGAAGATGAAGAAACCTACTGACCCAAACATGCTAAATGCGCGTCAGCTTGGCCCTCGTGAAAGTGTCCAGCGTGTAAGCGCGGGCGATCCAGGGCGTAATGATGTTAAAAAGACGGGCATTAAGATTCGCGGTACTGGAGCGGCAACTAAGGGCGTAATGGCTCGCGGCCCGATGGCATAACCATGACTTACACTGAGCTTGTTGCGTCAATTCAGTCGTACACCGAGAATGATTTCCCGGATATAACGCTGTCTGGCGGCGGTACTGAAACAACTGCTGAACAGATCAATCGGTTCATCCAGCAGGCGGAGCAGCGCATTTACAACTCGGTTCAGTTTCCGTCTATTCGTAAGAATATGGTTGGCAGTTTGCAGTCGGGGAATAAGTACCTACAGGCGCCTAACGATTTTCTGGCTGTGTACTCGTTAGCAATTATTGAGAACTACGGGACGGCTACGGAGACATATACTTTCTTGTTGAACAAGGATGTTAACTTTATCCGTGAGTCTTACCCTACTCCCGCTGATACAGGTCTGCCTGCGTACTATGCGTTATTTGGTCCGGCTATTGTAGGAAGTGCGATCACTAATGAGTTGACGTTTATTCTTGGCCCAACGCCGAATAGTGCGTACACAGCAGAATTACACTTCTATTATTACCCTGAGTCAATTACAACTGCTGGCACTTCATGGCTTGGCGACAACTTTGATTCTGTACTGTTATACGGGTCATTAGTTGAAGCTTATACGTTTATGAAGGGCGAGACTGATTTGATTAACTTGTATGACGGCAAGTACAAAGAAGCAATGGTATTAGCTAAACGTCTGGGCGATGGTATGGAGCGCCAGGACGCTTACCGTTCAGGTCAATATCGACAACCGGTGACTTGATATGGCAATCAATCAAACTCAAACTACTAGCTTTAAGAAGCAACTGTACGAAGCAACGCATAACCTTCTTACTGACAATCTTTATATGGCGCTGTATGTTGCAACAGCAGATCTTAACCAGGATACTTTGATTTACACAACAAGTGGTGAAGTTACTGGTGGTGGTTATACTGCCGGTGGAGTCTTATTAACTGGTGTAACGATTAACTCATCTGGGTATACTGCGTATGTTAGCTTCAATGCCGTTGATTTCAATGCTTCTGTTACGGCGCGGGGCGCGTTAATTTACAATGCGTCAAAAGGCAATAAGTCGATTGCGGTACTAGATTTTGGGTCTGACAAAACATCTACTGATTTTATAGTTACACCACCTACAAATACAGCTACATCTGCCATTATCAGGAGTTCAAATTGATTACGACGACTAAAGGCGAAATGGACGAATCCTTGCTGGAGAAGCGCGAGGGTAATGTCGATAACGAAAACGAATACACTACGTGGGTAGAGTATTGGTTAGATGGCGAACTGGTACATCGTTCTGCCCATGTTCAATTAAAAAAAGCGGTGACGTTTGCCGCTGAAGCAGCTTCTTTTACGTAAGGAAATATCATGGCAAATACTCAATCAATGGTCACGGGATTCATGGGCAAGCTCATGACAGGTACACATAATTTCGGCGTAGGTGTTGTTCGCGCTGGTACTGGCGCAGACACGTATTACGGCGCTTTGTTGCTGGCAAGTGGCACATTCAACGCTTCGTCTTCTGACTACACCGGCACAATTGGTGCTACTGCTATGGCAGGCGAAGTTTCTGGTACGGGCTATACCGCAGGTGGTGTGGCGATTACCAATGCAACTCCTCCTACGGCTACCAATTCATCGGCTACTGCCGGTGTGGCTTTCTGGACTCCATCGGCAAGCATTACGTACACAACAGTAACTTTGGCTACTGCGTTTGACGCTGTGATGATTTACAACTCTACGCAAGGTACTGGCGGCGCATATCCTGCTGTGAGTATCCATACGTTCGGTTCGCAGACTGTTACTGCGGGTACGTTTACGTTGACGATGCCAACAAACAATACTACAAATGCTTTGATCCGTTTGGCTACAACCTAATAGGCTTCTTAAAGGAGCGGGGTTATGGCAACCGGATGGGGCATAGATGGTTGGGGAGATAACACTTGGGGCGGCTCTCAGGATGCCGTCACGGGGGTTCCTGCATCTGGGGCAGTTGGCACTGTCACCGGGGCTATATCCTATGAAACTGCAATTAGTGGTGTTGAAGCCGTTGGAAATGTAGGCACTGTATCAGTAGCAAACAGAAGTATTGCGCTTACTGGAGTAGCAAGTTCTGGTGAAATAGGTACAGTAACCGATACTATTTCGCCAACTGAAGATGGGGTTGTAGCCACAGGTAATGTGGGAACTACGATACCAAGCCAAACTGTTGCACTTAGTGGTGTAGAGGCTTCTGGAGCAGTTGATACTCTTTCTCCAGTAATAACTTATGGGGCTACGCTTAGTGGAGTCACGGCCTCTGGTGAGGTCGGCATAGTTACGCATGGTGGCGTTTCTGTAGCTTTAACAGGGGTGGCTGGGCAAGGGCTTGTTGGTTCCGATACCCCGTCTAAAGTTGTTGCCTTGTCTGGGGTGTCCGCCTCTGGTACAGTCGGAACCATTTCTATGGGCACACGCTTGGTGGCAATTACCGGATGCGTGGCAATGGGGCAAGTCGGAACAGTAGGTACATTCTATTGGTCGTTAATAGATGACAACGAAACGCCTAATTGGCAAAATGTGGCAATGACTGTGTAAAGGATGACAATATATGGCAGTAACAAATTTTACCCCCCTGCTTGGCCTTGCGTTGCCAACAACTGGCGATTTGTCAGGCACATGGGGTACGACGGTCAACACCGCAATTACTGATTTACTTGATGATGCTGTAGCAGGTACGGTCACACTTTCGGTAGACGCAGATGTCACGTTAACGACAACAAATGGCGCAGACAATCAAGCGCGTAATGCGGTAATTTTATGGACCGCCAGTAACGGCGCTACAACCCGAAACATTACAGCCCCTGCGCAATCTAAAGCCTATGTAGTTATCAATGCAGGTACGGGTTCTATTGTGGTTCGCGGCTCTGGTCCGACGACAGGCGTAACAATTCCTTCAGGCGCACGGGCGCTAGTAGCATGGAACGGCTCTGATTTTGTTAAGATTGTCAGTAACCCTGTAGTGTTAACTACTGATGTAAGTGGCACATTACCTATTGCTAATGGTGGTACGGGCACGACATCTACAACATTTACCAACCTAGCTACAAACGTAACGGGAACGCTTCCGGTAGCCAACGGCGGCACAGGAAACTCGTCAATTGCAGCCACGTCAATTTTTGCAGCCAATACGGCCAATACATTTACTGCTGTTACGCCAGCGGCCAGTCAATCTATTCGTATTAATGCTGGTGGAACAGCTTGGGAAGCCTACACGCCTAGCACGGCGACAGGCACCGTAACCGCAGTTAGCGTAGTTTCAACTAATGGTTTTGCTGGCTCAAGTTCAGGTGGTGCAACTCCGGCTTTGACTTTATCAACATCTATTACAGGTGTTTTAAAAGGTAACGGAACTGCACTGTCCGCCGCTACAGCGGGTTCTGACTATGTTGCTCCGGGCACAGCAACAACTTTTACAGCTACTCAAACTTTTACGGGGTCATCATCAGCGACTGCCATTGTTTTAAACGATGCGGCAGAAGTTGCAACCATAGCAGCCACAGCAGC